GCTGGTCTAATAAGTGTTAATAAACAAACTAAAATAATTAATGCTCCTGTAAAATAATATTTTGTAAATCTATCCATTGTTTTCGTAGGACATATCAGTAGCCCACTCCTTATGGTTTTTATAAGTTCTTTTATTTTTGCATGCACAATTATCACACGCGCATGCTCCACCTTTATCTAAATCATCTTTAGGTAAATGTATTCCACTATCACAGTGACAATCACAGTGACAATTTTTACACTTAGCCATTTGCAGCCTCTCTGCAAGAAGGACATGTTTTTTTATAAGTGTCTGGATGTTTTTCACAAACTACTTTTATTTCCTTTTCTGGAACATCTTCATATAATTCCAAATGTGGATCTTTTTCTTCTTTTTGCCAACTAAAAAGCCAATCAACAAATTTTTTCCATGATTTTTTAAACATCTTTTTTCTCCTCAATTTCGTAGAAGAATTTATCGGTATCTTCCGTTTTCCACTTACGAGTGTCTTCTACGTTCCACTCCGAAGTTTGCACTTTCCAGTCAGGAATTTCGTCCTTAACTGTAAATGATGGGATGTCCCAGATTAATCTATTGTTTGGCTGAGCCGCATAATTGCCGTCATCTAACGCAAGTATGTGTGCGCACTTATGTTCGTGCGGAATTTCTGAATGATCAGTATCTACTATATTACTCTCTGGATGCGCCCAGTCAACAGTAAATAAATACGATCCAGGATGTATTTTTTTATCTTTTCCGAAATATTTGCCTGATTGTCCGTCTAAGATATCATAAGAAGTAACAGCAGGATAGTAACTAAAGCAATTCCATAGCTCCAGTTCATCAAGTCTACGCCTAGGTACTTCCTTTGGGTCAAAACCTCTTTGTATAAATGCTGAAATTGGTAGCCTATAGAAGATAGCACCATTTTCCATAATTGCATGAAACAATATAGGGCGCCCTGTAATCGATGCCAGGCCAAATATAATGCAGTCTTCAAC